CGGACATTTCGAATCACTACCCCGGAGGTAACTAACCTCCATTTAAGTGATTCTAGACACTCAGATGTGTATTCAATAACTTGTGAACTGTTCGATCTCAAATTTGAGTCGAACAGCCCCCTCGAGACTTATTGGAGCGCAGCAAGTGTTACTATGGGCTAACTAAGACGAAGAAGGTTTTTGACCTTCTTTATCTTTGTTTGGCTGCATAGCGCGTTGCCCCGTAGTAGGATCAGTAGATGCTACCCTATTAAATTTTGGAAAAATTCATCTCCAAATTTTTAACAGAGCAGGATCCGTGAATCTACTCAAGATAGTTCTTCTCTCCGGATTTGTTGATATGATCATTGACCCTTGGATATTTTTTCCAAGGACCAATAGGTCAAGAATCAATTTATCCCAAGAATCGCCAATAGAGTCTATGCCGGAACCTGAAAGTTGTATAAGTTTCAGGAACCAACCATGGATCTCTGTTTTGATATCTTGTAAAGGAGTGACGAAAGTTTGGTGATGTATATTAAATAGAGAAAACAAGAATTTTGTTAACTCTTGCATATACATACCTTCTTTAGGGTCACCGGGTGTCCATGATTTCAACTGTAGAGTCAATTTTCTAACTAAAGGATGATGATAAAAATAATATTTTTTATCAATCAAATCCAAGTAATTAGCTAATTTAACTCCCAGGAGATTCCATTGTTCTAATAAGTAGTTATAAAGTACTTCATTAGACAATGATAAACCTCATGACCGATTAAGGCCATGGAAGGTAAGTATGAACGCTCGGATAATGGCTGATTGTCGATGTAATGGTTTATTCAACCACGAAATCGATTTCCAGCCACGCCCTCCGATTTTAAGCGCTGTAGGAATGCTTAGTTTGTATTTTAACGCAAACTGAACCATTGAAACAACACTTTTTAAAGCGGCGTCTAACTCCGATAAGGAGATTGGTGAAACATCTACCATTTTCCCGTTTACTCGGACAAAGAATCGTTTAGCGAATTCAAATCCAGATCCATTTAAGGATATGATTGATTTCGATAAATTAACTCCTACCCCGAGTTGGGACATGATTCTTAAGTACGCTTTAGCTACTTTGGATGATGCTATAACAATATCATCACCAAGTAGGGCGTACCGTCTGAACCATTTCCCAAGTGGTACTATTCCAACTCGGTATGCCGCAAATTGCACAATCAAATGATGTGTTAATGCAAGCATAGCCCAGGAGGATAAAGCACCCATTGGTTGCCCAACGGAATAACGGATGAATGAGTTCATAAGTTTAAAATCTAAATTTTGAACATTATGTCTCAATTCTTTCAAGTACGGAACTCGATAAGCCCTCTGAATTAACAGAAAAGCTCAGTGAGAACCGAACTCGACAGAGTTCATCAATTTTGACATCAGAATTATCTGAATAGAAATGGGTAGTCTATCTGTGGCAGCTGTTAGATCCAATGAAAACAGTGTTCGAGCTTTGGATAATAAACCCAAAGGTCGTAACTGATTGAAAGTACCATCCATACGGATTCTTCGAAGCAATTTGAAGATTCCGATATGGATGGGTCTCAATAATCATTGAGTCCAGCAGTCAACCATAGCAAATATTCTAATTTTCCCTGCAGCCTCAACTTTTGCACCTAATTTCCCTAAATATTTATTAACCTGGAAACCAGGCATATAAAACATAGGTGAAACTAAGGCAGAGGCCGGAGCTGCAAAGAAGAAATTCTGAAGAAATGAAGGAATTGGATAGAAGTTCATTATAAAAATGAAACTCTGTCTCAATTGACTAAATTTCTCAGAATTCCATACGAAAAGAGAAGTGTATGCTGTCATGAAATGACTTGAAAAAGGTGATAGAAATCCGTATCTCTCAGACCCAAGGGTCTGAGGAGACGAAGAGTAAATCCCAACGGCTTTTACAGCCGGAAGGATACTCACGAAATCGACACCTCTAAAAGGTCTCATCAACATTCTAACGAAAGTGGGAATGAAGTTAGTTAAGTCCAATATTAGAGCCTGAGGTATCACTACCCCCGCTTTAAGTATCGAACTTAATTTAAGTTCACCAACATATTCGATAGATCGATAGAGAGATAACACCGATAAAATAAATTTTATCAACGTTGTATCCCCATTTAACATTCTCTGTCGCACAAACAATGGGAGGAATCTAGGTAAACCGGTTCGGGATCGAGAT